ATCAAAACAACGATTGATGTTCGCACTGTGGTAGACTTAGCATCGTGTGATCCTAATGCTTGTCCACCAAAGTTTCCCGCTTTGGTTAAGTTGGAATACTCGGCCCCCGAAGGGCAACTGCCCGCCGATCTTTTGGCGGCTGTCTTAGCGGCTAATACCGCTTTTTCAAGCTCATCCAACAGCGTGTTCTTCCCGCAAATCGAGACCGTAACAGTTGCATAAACTGCCAAGGTCGTTCAAATTAGGAGACACTAAATGTCAAATAAGAATGAAAAGATTGTTGGTGCTGTCAATCAAATTATTGCGCGTTACAAGCCGCAAACGTTTGATTGGTACGAGCCCTCGCTGGATAATAGTAACCGCATTTCTGGCATTCTCATCGACGGCTTCAGGAAATTTGTTACACCTGACGCCGAGATGGAAAACGGTCGACGTGACCGTGCCATTAACGGTTATTTTGCAGACAACGGAAGGATCGGGTCTCACGACCTTGTGTTCCAACCGGGGCTGCTCAACTTTCTCAAGAAGTTCATCGCCGATTCAATCGGACGTGATCGACTTAGAGACGAAGACGCATGGTTTGGTCCCGGGCAAAGTTATTTTTCTACCCGTGAGTCCACCACCGCCTATTCAAAGTTGGTATCCAGTATGCATTATTCGGTTACACTCGGTGCCCTACCCCACATGGCCAAACTCTTGGAACGGTCAAATCTGTTCCAGGAGTATTTTAAACAAGGCCTAGAAAGGTATGCAGACGATATTAATTCTTATCGTTCCGCCTACTTGGATCGTCTTGGACGATTCAAACGGGTGGCCGGAAACCGTGTTACAACGGTGCCGAAAAATGCTAATGAAGACAGATCCATCGGGGTTGAACCACTCTTAAACATGATGTATCAAAAACAGATTGGTGCGCTTATTAGGCGTGCCTGTGCCCGCAAGGGCAACTGTCTCGATACTGGACAAGATCGGCATCGCGAATTAATAAAACGTCGCGTTGCAACTATCGATCTCAAATCGGCCAGCAACAGTTTGTCTTGGTTGCTGGTCCAGTCCGTATGTCCTGAGTGGTTAGTGCGGCATATCTCAGCCGCGCGCGTGAGGTTTTCACGTGACCAGCATAACAACTGGCACACGGTGCACATGGTTTCATCCATGGGCAACGGCTTCACGTTCGAGTTGATGTCTCTCATATTACTTGGTGTAACGC